CATTAGTTATTTTTCCTCACCTGTACTTGAAGACCCACCAAATATTCCACCATCAAGGCTAAAGCCTTTTTCAAAACCAGCACCAGCTATAGTTGTATCTAAAATTTTATCCCCACGTGCAGACATGGAAGCTCCAATTCTTTTTTCCATTAGTTCTTGAGGTGAAGCTTGTGCTTTCGATTTTTTAGGTTTTTTTGCCATTACATATCCTTTCTATAAACATAACTTACTAATTTATAACCATATTCTGGGGCAATTTTGCTCCAGCCTTTTCTACTTGTTTGAAACTCAATATTATCTGCTTGTAATTGTTCTGCAAGCTTTTCCAATAAATTAAAACCATTTTTAGTATACCCATATTTTGGATTTTGGTAAGCCGCCCAAACATATAAAGTAGGTCCACTACCATAATTTTCTTGTGTGGTAACAACCACAAATCCAAATTTTTCATTTCCTTCATATCCAATATACAAATCTGCATCTTTATTTTTTAAAGCTTCATGTACATCTGATGGTGTCCAATCAGAATAGCTTTTTTCAATTATATACTCTAGTTTTTCCTCAATATACTCATAAACAAATTGTAAGTCATCTACATGTATCTTACTAAAATCTCCTTGCATTTATCCTTTCTCCGAACCATACCTCCGATATCTTCTAGAAGCGGATACTCCAACTCCAGAATATTTAACTGTTCTTCCAACACCTATATCAGCTCTTCTAGCTTTTATTTCAGCTTCTTGAACTGTATTAGCAAATAGACCTGCATAGTCTCTAGCTGCATTTGGATCAGTCCAATCTCTAGCAGGCATACGTAATAATCTATACAACGCACCAAAAATAATTCCATCTCTGTAATCATCTGCAATTTCTGTAGCAATATTGTTAGATGACCTAGAAGGTTTTAAAGAAACATTTAGAATAATTCCATTAGTTAGATTTGTATCAGGTATAGGTACTACCCAAAATAAATCAGGAGATTGTTGTATAAAATATTCAGGTGTTGCTAAATTACTAGTTTCTCTCCATTTAGGTTTTCTGCTTTCTAACCCTCTAGGAGTTATAGCTTCTAAATCTTTACCGTTATATATAGCCCAGATAATCTTATCTACTTTAGTACCAGCAGGTTGCCCAAACTCATATTCATAAATACCTGATACTGTACTTATAGGGTCTAACTCTTTTGTGTATACCCCAGCTTTTTCACAAAGTTCAATAGAAGAAGATCGTAATGCATTTTCTACAACTGTGTCTGGACACCCAGGCACGTAAGGTAATACATCTTTCATAAATGATTCAAAACTTGCCATTATGTCGCACTCATTATTTGTATATCAGGTTTAATTAAAGCATCAATTTGTGCCTTGCCAGTTACACTGACAGTAAACAATTGATAGTGTGTTGCAGCTCTTGTTGCATTACCTGCATACTCTGCATCTTTTATAAATGCTCTAAACAAAGTGTAATCTATAAGAGCATTAGAATAATTATCTGGAACAGCTATTGTTGCAGAAGTGTTAGCTAAATCTGTAGGTCTTTTAGAATAAATAATTTCAACAAAAGTACTTGTAGAAGAAGCTCCTGGGTAAACGTAATAATTTAAAGGATCATTTTCATCAAACATAAAATGTTTTACGGTTGTACTATGAGTAGCATCTCCTGTAACTGTAGGGTCATGCCAATCAGGATTTTGTGTGTCTATAATGTCTTTAGATACTAACCTGATAGTTCTTTTACCTGTAGCACTTCCACCAGCTGCTGACATGTTACGCACTACATCAATTAATTTTAATCCGTCGTCAGGTAGTGTTTGTTTAGTACCAACTACCAACGCAAGATTAGAATGTGTAGCAGTAGCAGAAGGAGCAAGATTAGCAATCTCCCTCTGCCCATCATTAACATAATTTAACAACTCAGCTTCAGTCCACCTAACATTTGAAGTGTCCTGTAATATACTTTCTACTCTAGCTAGTATGTTTGCGCCGGTTGTTACTGATGCCATTAATCTTCTTCTCTATCTACTATCATCTCTGCCCAAACTTCATCCCTTTCGTCTGCGCTAATTTGTTCCCCAAATACTGTTTTTATTACAGACTGTTTAGGTAACCCCTCGGAAGTAAAATCTTTAGGCGATCCCTCATCTAAAATCTGCTCCATTGCAGCTCTTAATTTTTCTTCTCTATCTGTCTCTTCCGTTTCAAGCGTTCCTGATACCTCAATCTCCTCTTGATCCGTTCCGTCTTCGGAATTGTGTTCACTATCTACCTCCACTACTACTGCATCTTCAACAACTTCTTCTTCTCTAGCTAATAAAGATGGATTTCTAAGTGGGGAGTCTTCAACTCTTCTAGCACCTTGTTGTAATGCTAGTAAACCAAAGTCGTCTCCTACTTCTTTTACTTCACCCTTATATAATCTAATAGCTGCACCCCAAGTTGAGGCTATATACATATCTTCATCTGCGATTACTTTCATAATTACTCCTAAATTAAAAAATAAAGGAGAGCCACCCGAAGATGGCTCCCACTTTAATTAAGACTGGATTATGCGTAAGCAACATCTAGTCTAATTACACCAAAGTCCTCAACAGAACCGTTGTGGTCGCTTTGATATTTTGGTTTCCTAAGGCCAAAAATCTTACCTATAGAGATACCATTTTGGTTACCGTAGTCGAAGTTATCTTCAACCATTTCTGGTAAACCGATATCAGCCATAGCAAGAGCTTGAGCACCTGCAAAGATACAAGCAGAACCATTAACGTCGGCATCAGCGCCCCATTTATAGCCTGCAGAACCAGCATTACTTGATGTTCCAGTAGTAGCCCCTGAAGTATCAAATACATGTCTGAATTCATGTACCATTACACCGTCAACCATTAAACTAGAAGAACCAGCAAACAAGCTTGATTGTGGTCCTCTTATTCCAGCATTCCTAACGTTAGCTAAGAAGTCTGAATCAAGTTTAAGGTCAGCCATTACTTGTGGAGTTAAGAAAAGGTGAAACACCTCGTCATTACCTGAACCTCTGACACCACGGATGTAGTTGTCTTTAGCATAGGCTTTTAAATCCACAATAGCAGCGTAAGTTAGTTTGTCAGCTGCAACAGTTGCAGTGACATCACCAGCTACGATACCATTAGTCGCATCAAATCTTCTATGTCTATTAGACGTAGGCGCTGAAACATCGCTAGCAAAAGCGAGATCACCTAGATTTTGACCTGAAGTGTAAACAGGTCTTAATGCACCATTGTTTTTCTGCGTGTACGCAATCCCAGAAAGCGTTAAAAACGCTAATTGGTCTATTCTGTCAGCAATTGCATAAGCAAGAGCATCTCTAGAATGTTCACGGAAATTAACAACAGATTTTTGATCAGCTAGTCTCCCTGCAAGTCTGTTAGCAAACCTGAGTTGATCTAGTTGAACAGTTATGTCGAATGCACGTAATGATTCTTCATTACCCTCTAGAGTGTTATCTCCAGTGATACCATCACCTGTCATATCGGCTAAAAGCGTTAGTACGGCTCTAGCTCCTTTTTCAGATTTAGTAAGCTCACTTATTCTTTGGACCATAGCATTGGACCCAGAACCAGCAAACTGGTTAATGAAAGACATATTACGAGCAACGCGCCAGAAGTCACGTGACCAAGCCGTTAGTTGTTCGGAGGTCAGTGACGCAAAGTTAGTATTAGCCATTATAGCTTCTCCTATATTATTAAACGTTACTATTACCTGCCAACTTATTGGGGTGACAATATTAACCCGTATACCTCGTGTCGTGAGGAGACGACTTCGCCACTTTTACGAGAGCGACCTCGAACCGTTTTACGTCTTGATAGACGAAATACGTTGTTTAACCTGTAACGATCAGGGTCAGATATCGTTCTGACTTAACGAATTCTTATATACTATATCAGTGTTTATCCAAAGTCACCACGTAATCTACGTAAAGTTTCTACTGGTAGTGCATTAAACTCATCTTCTGATAAAGCATCTACATCTAATGTTCCTTCCCCTCTTTCAGCATTACCTTGTCCTTTTAACTCAGGTGGTTGTGCTTGGGAAGCTTCTATTTTCTTTTTAACAGTAGCCGTTTTCTTTTTTTGTATTGTCTCTACATTACTTTTAGGCTGCGGGGCCTCTTGTGCAGCAGGCTCAGAAACTTTCATTACATAACCAGTAGCTTTTGTTAAAGCATCAGACGCTTGATACCCTTGAACAATAAACGCATCACGAAGTTCTATAACTTCATTAGCAACTGTTTCATCATAGTCTGCATTATTTTCATCTAATACAGGATATTGTTCTTGTATAATTTGAGCAGTGGTTTGCAACTGAACAGCTTCTTGACTTTGTTGTACTGTTTGCCCCATTTGTTGCTGCATTTCAAACATCATTGTTTCTTTTTCAGCCTGCCTAATTTCTTGTCTAAGAGCAGAAGCTTTTTCAGGCTCCATATCCATAATAAATTGTTGGTACTCTAATTCTTTAGCATCAAAATCGTACTGAGGTGCTTCGGCTTGTATTTGTGCTTGTTGAGCAACTTGTTCATCAAGTTGTTTTTGCAACGCCTTTTGTTTAGCTAGTACTTCATCTAATCTAGATTTAGGAACCATGGGGGATTTTTGTTTCTGTTCTACTTCTTGAACTGGTTCTTCTTGAAGCTCTGCAACATCTCCATCAGTATCTGTTTCTGTTGGTGTCTCATCTGTTTCTTCTCCAACAGGTTCTCCTTCCTCTTCTGCAACAACTTCTGTTTCTTCCTCTGAATCTTCTTCTGTTGTTTCTTCAACTTCATCAACCTCTTCTGAGTCTTCATTTGTCTCCTCTTCAATTGGATTTCCTTCTCCATCTAAACCAAAACTTAAATCTTCTGTAAATGGTGAAGTTTCTTCTTCGGTCATACTATCGGCTCCTGGTACACCTTCATAGGTAATATCAAAACCTTCTTCTGGGGTTTGCACTTTTGTTTTCGCCATATCTAACTCCTATAGTTATTTATTAGTTAATACTGTCGCAGCCATTTTGGCTGCTGCTTGAGTATCCGATTGACCACGTCTCATCTGATTAGTATCAGCTGATAAAGTCCTTCTTAACTCGAGTTCTTCACGTTTTATTTGAAGCTGCGCTTGTAATTTAGCAACTTGTATTTGTGGGTCTATTTCCATAAGGTCTTGGGCTTTCGCCATATCTAATTGTGCTTCTGCTTGTGTTTTATTTACATCAGCTTCTAATTGAGCTAATTGTAACTCAATTTGTTTTATTTGTGCTTCTGCTTGGAACTGCATTATTTGTGCTTCTTCCTCTGTTGGTGGTTCTTGACCAGTCATTACTCTTATTCTTCTAGCTAACTCATTTTTTCTTTGTAAATTAGAGTACTCAATAATAACATCATCTGGAATCGGCACACCCATTTGTTTTAATTCAAGTGCTTGTGCAAACTGTATATCATCGAAGTTATCTCTTGCTGGTGCTGTACCTACAATTACATCGTATTCCCCAAGTGTAAGATCATTTATTATCCCACCTTCTGCAGTCATTTCATTTATAACCATAGGTTCACGAGGTTTCATTGGGTCTTCTTCGTTTGTAACCTGTATAACTCTTTCTTCTGTGTAAAACCTTTGTATTAAACCTAACATGTTTTCAGCTAAATATTGTCTAGTTTTAGTTAAGTTATCTAGAGGTACTTGTATCATTAAAGCACCACGTTCTTGTTTAGCCCTTATGGCAACTCCAGAAACTTCTGGGTTATCAGAACCTAACATAGCATCACTAATACCACTTATTTCTTTAACATTAAGTGCAGCTTTTTGTGCAATACGATCTAAACCAGTAGGAATCGTGTTATGTGGTATTTTAGCTGGAGGTTGTGAACCACGATTATATTCTAAAACTAAACCTGTTTCTGCCCCATGCTCTTCTAAGTCATCTGCAGTCATTCCTACTAATGAACCTGATTCTACCATCCAACCACTATTAGCAGTTGTGTTTACAATATGTAGCTCCTGGGAACTAATTTTGTTTAGTTGTTCTTGTGGAGAAAGTAAATTTCTTACCATACCAAATGGTCTACCTCTTCTCCAATATGGAAAATAAGGAACAATTGTAAAATCAGAATAGGGTGACCAATCATCGTGAAGAACTACTTTATCAGCTGTAACAGTCCATCTAACTTTTTTGACTAATTTTTCTATAATTCCTAAATTAAACTGGTCTGCAAATTTATTTCTTTTAGATTTAGACCACTCCATTGGTACTTCTCTCATATCTCCAGTAGCTTCATCTACATAAAACTCACACATCATAAGTTTACGATGTTGTCTTTCTATAACTCTTATAGCTCTAACAGCACCAACTTCTTCTGGATCAGATGTAGCATCTTCTCTATATTCAAGTCCGTTATTAACTTCTCCGTACCTTTGTTCTTCATATTCAACAGAATCTAACCCAAAACTAGAACCATTTTCAGCAATAACTCTTAATTTATCCGCTTTCTTCTGTCCATAGATTTCTTCTATTTCATCTGTAGTCATCCATCTAGTTTCAAAAATTTCATCCCAAGTAGCGGGGTCCCATTCTTTTGCATCAGGATCAATTAAAATATCTAAAGGGTCTTTTGCTTTAATTCTTATTTCACCTTCAACATGATCAGAAAAATCCATTCTTATATCGAAGTAACCACGATCTTGTATTAAGCCATCTGTAAACACCTGACTTTCTATCCAATCTAGTTTGTTGTTATCCCCAATTTGTTTAAATAATTTATTTAAAACAACTGCTGTTTCTTCATCAGCATTTCTTCTAGGTTTAAAGTTGATGTCCATTCTTCTTGT